GAAACGCGAATTGTAATAAGCCGTCTTGAAAACGTGGTCGACGGAATTGTAACCTCCGCCGAGGGGACACCATCCAAGAATATATCTTCCTTGCTGAAACCTGTCTGCATTCACCTGGAGCGTATATTCAAAATCTGCTCTCAGGATATAAATGCCGTTGAGACGGGCTATCTTATAAATCAAAATTGCGGCAGTAACGTCTGATCAATACAGGAAAGTTATGTCACTCGCCTGAAAGACGCCACCGCCTAAGGTTGCCGGCCTGCGCAAGTAGTCGATAATGGTCTGACTGCTTGGCACTATTGCATTACTGTAAAGGGACGTGGACATTGAGGTCTCAAGGGGTATAGTTGCCGTGGCGCCCTCAGTGTCATCAGCAAACTTGGTCGTGGGATTATGGGATACATTGGCAGACTCCGTCGAAACGAAAATTCCGCTCGTTGTTATGGGTATTTCATCATTAGGGGTAGCCATTTTGTTTTTGTAGTTAAATCGTTTAAGTCGCGCTGTTGGTACAGTAAAAGTGGGTATGTGGATATAGTTGTATTGGTATATAGGGTATAGCTGTTGTGGCACAATGCTCAAGGCCGCCATTTAAACTCCGGGCTAGGAGGGGCAGTTTCTGGTCCGGTCTGTTCCTCACCGGGCGACTCTTTTCTCACGAGGGCAGTGTCGCTCCACCTCTCGTCACCTAGGGCGTGGGCACGAGCATCTCTGTACCGTAAGTACGGAGGACTGTACCAAGGTCCAACCCAGGCGCATGCTTTTGGCATCCACTCATCCCACTTGGAAGCCGGGTATATGGCCAACTCAAGCAAGAACCCATCTGCTCTCTGCTTTATGACTTCACGTTCCTTATTTTTTATGGTGTATCTAAGCATATCCGTCAAAACATCAAAATCCATTAAGCCTACGTGTCTATCTATATCTTTGTGGTAGTAGGGTAATCTTTTCAAAAATGAACACTCTTCACGAGGCTCGTAATTTCCAGTTATCTCAGACTTGTCGGCCTTGGTGTACTCATCACCAAAGTCTTTCAAAACCTCAGACAACGCACTCATGTTAAACCATTCCAAATCTTTACGCACAGCAAGTCGGACGTCATCCCCCATGAATCTTCCAACCACACATTGGTGATACATAGAGGCGGCCGACCTCGCTGACTCAAGCGATCTAACCGCATCCATCCGCATCGCAATTTTTGCGAAGCTATAGACGATCTGCGTCTCGTTAGTCACCGAGTTCAACAAGGCTGTGGCGTAGTTTCCAGAAGCCCACGAAAAAGCCCATTGTTCAACGAGATTTCCCCGAACGTGCACTGATTCTACAGAGCACCGAACGAGTCCATATCGGATCCGGGAGTGGGATTGGCCTTCTTCATCACCGTACTTTCCATGTTTTCCGGCCAAATGCTCTAAAGCTTCTAGGCCCATCATCATGGAGTCGAGACATCGGTGAAGGTCCCAACCTTTGTAATCGCCGGCCATATGCCGGTCATCGCCACCGAAACGGATGAATTCCAATTCCATCGCATTCCAGTCGGCGATCGCGTTCATCCCTATGGCATAGGAATTTTGACCAACAGTCGCGCTGCAGAACCTATTAAACGGTCCGAAGAAACATCTGCACAAGATAAAGTGCCATTGGCAGGAGCCAAAGACAATTCGAGGATCATCAACCTTGCGGCGAGATCTTAACTCGTACTTGACATTGTCTATAAAGACAGCCATTGGGAGGGCTCCAAGATTCAACATCCTGTAAGCCATCAAGACTTCTTTGTACAGCTTCGGCCATCGTGGGCCGTAGACGACTTTTCCGGCCGCATTTCTAGACATTAGAGATGAACGGGGGAGATTGAGCTCCGACTCGGGGTGACCAGGGGAAGTCGTAAGATCCATCCCTGGAAACCCGTGCATAGGATTTCCTTCAATCGCTTCTTGAACAGAGTAAGGGGCAAAGGTTCCACCATACGGAATTTTCCTCATATGGTTGCCTACGGCCACGGATGCAATGTCCGCAATATCGGGGTCTATGTCGGTCGGGTACTCACGGTAGCGGTCCATGGTCCTAGCGTAGCCGGCCGGTGAGACCTTCACAGGTACTCTCACCGCTTCTGGCCACGGTCCAAAACCATGGTACGGAACCAGGTCTTCCTTAGCAAAGACACTACTCGGCTTTCTCAATATGCCGAGATTCGTGCCGTGATGGCACGAGAGGTCGTAAGCCTCGGAAGACGTGGCAGTCCACGCTTCGGGTTTCAATTCTTCCCACTCGAACTCGACCCCTTCCTTATCGTCAGCTTCGATTTCATAAATCGTGCTGAGATCATTGAGGTCTATTCTAGACGCGTGTCCGAATGATCCATTTCCAGATGTGTGCATTGCGACAATTTTGTCGTTACACAGGATAATAGAACCACACGAACCTTTTATCGTGGGGAGCTCGTAGGCCAGGAGATCGTAACGTCGTACGGTCCTTCCTGACGATTCCTTGAGCAACACAGAGCTGGTGGGCATAGCCTCTGCATAGACGACCTCGTCTTCAATGTCGAAGTCTATCTTTGGGGCCGCTCCTATCACATATGTTGCATAATGGTTCACTATTGCCACCATGGGGAACCTATCTTCAAACACCGCCGAGGCTTCTTTCCTACTGGCAAAGTGTTGGATGATTCTCCTTCCCAAGGGTATTTGTCCCTGGATGTCCACCACCATCAAGTCTTTTCTAGCGGTCAAGTCAAACACAACCGAAATTGTGTCGAACGACACTTTATAAAACTTGTCATCTGGTGAGTAGAGATCCCAGAAGGCTATCAATCCCTCCTCTTCAAATTCCTCTTTTGGGTCTATGTAGCAATGGCGCGGGATCAAAAAACGCCGCGCTTCCAAACAGAGAATATGGGTACGAATCCGGCCGTCTTCGGCCTTTATTGCCCACAAATTTCTGCGGATCGCGGGAGCGATTTCATTTGACACTCGATAGGAAACAGACTGCGGTTCACCCATCCTCGCGGCCTTATTGTCACGGGCCTTGGAGAGTTTTTGGGTTAAACTTTTCATCTTGTTTTTATTACGAGCTCTAGCTTCTTTCACTTTGAACCTTTGGTCCTTTACAGGGGACTCTTGGTTTTCAGTGATGCCTTCGTCATCATACTCCTCTTCCTCACCTCTTCCGAATGCTCTCAGCACCCCAACTGTGACCGCAGCAATTGCAACGAACGCAGCAGTAAGGACGGCAAGATGTTCCCTAACCCACAAAATAGCTGCAACGAGCGAATTGCGGAATGGATTCCACATTGCTCTAGCTCCAGCACGAACCGAATCAATGCATACAACTGTCAAGTTTTTAACAGAGGCAAAGAAGGCTGTGGGGTAGTACTTCAAGGAAGTTATCCAGAGGGATATTCGGGTGGGGGAGAAATACGCTATATGAAGGACAGGCTGCAACTTGTCCCACAGCCACGCAGCATACTCTTTTGCATGATCAGTGAGATTTCTAGTCAACTCCTTAACCTTCTCAAATATCGTGTATTCAGTAATGTCTCCGACAGCAGGAACAAAAGCACTCGATGGAATACCGTAGTAACCCCGAACGCCCGTCGTTTTCAGAAAAAAGGCCGCCAATCTTGCCAACCGATCCACTGAGTTGTTACTCAGTTCTATGGTGGCATTAATTGCTCTAGCGGCAACATCTTCAACAGCAACCATCGAAAACACATACTTGAACACATCTTCACCACCTACAAAAGGAATGGGCAAAACCATTCTTCCTAAGTGGCTCAACTCTTTGACATCCTCAAAAGGCCTCCAAAACTTCACACCCATTTTCACGGTGCGAGCAAGGTCGGAAGCAGCATCAAACATCACGGGTCCACCAACAAATTGGGGACTAAAGTGCACGTCGGCACCCAGTGTGAGCACAACACCTGTTCTATCAAAACTAAAATTGTTCTTGAAACCCAAATCAAAATCTATACCACCCACTACAGGGTAGTCAGGTGTGGAAGAAACCTCATAATTGGTGTCCTTAACCTCGGCGGCAAACCGGGTAGCAAAGACATCAGCAACTTTGGAAAATTCACTCATCTTCACACTTTTCGGTGCAAAGGCAAGATCTTGTTTATTTGGTACAGAAAACATTTGAGGTTCATCCTCGACCTCGTGCTTGTCCAATTGCTCATCGGTCCAGCCAGCAGCTTTGAGCTGCGATCTTATCGTGGACATTTTCAACTCCGCTATATCGTCATTAAGACGTTGAATTAGCAGAGGCATGTCTCTCGCAGAGTTTTTATGGAACTCTACGTGACGTTGATACTGGGCTTTCATCAAATGGAACAGGACTCCAGGGGTAATTTCTGCTTGAGTATCAAACATGAAATCACCAGCATAGGCCATCATTTTTAGCTTGTATCCTTCCAACTTGGTCGTATCCAAGTGGGATTCTGAGAACAAACCATCCATATTCGAAACTCCAATTTTAAAGTGTACCCTGCGCATAACCGCTCCCTTAGTCAAAAGGAAGTTGTCGATAATACGCTTTAGGTTTCCGGTAATAATCGTTAAGGACTGATTGTACACAATGGTACCTTTCTTATCAGACTCAGATTGGGAAATAAACACGGGGATCTCATTGACCTCCTGAATTATTTCTACCCATTCAGAGTCTTCCGCAGTAGAGGGCACCTTGGTTCCAATATCATCGTGAATGATGACTTCAGTTTCCATTGTGATCCCGTTCAACCATCGCTCTGTGGAGCGAGTGTAGATGAACTGTTTGGGATTTTCACGATATCTCCTCAACTTTTCCTCATTTTCTTTGAACCTGTCTTCTATCCAAGCAGCAGCAAGAACTCTACCAAAAGTGGTCTTTCCACTTCCGGGAGGTCCCTCCAAATATACACACACAGGGAGTGTACGAGAGGAGTTACATTGCTTAGACGTCGACATTGCATCGACATACACCTTCTCAAGGGCACGGAGCTGAGACGCAAGGAGTGTGGTAAAGGTATGAACCTTCGCCTTCTCAAACTTAAGCATCAAAGCTGTACCTTGTGTTACACATTCATGCAACAAGGCCAGACCTACAATGGACGTATCCACAGAGGCGCTATTGTCGGCAACCAAATATTGACGCGCGGCATTACACCACGTTCCATATTCAGAATCCACAGCCATTGCGAGATCGTAATCAATTCCAATGATTGGGGACATCCACGTCCATAACCGGAGGAGGAGGGAGACAATCGTGTCTGCTACCTTTTTTCCTCCGGTCACAAGACTGGGGAAGTCTTTAATCGCCTTAATTACTTCTGACTTATGACTAGGGTTGACACCCATTGCCGTATACATCAGAGCAAGAGGCTCCAAAATTGAATCCAGATCCAAAGCTTCGTTTGAGTCGGGAACAATGTTGACATTGAAATTCTTTTTATTTATCATTTCCAAGACCAGGGCAATATCCTCTTGAATCATTTCAGCGGCTTCAACGCAATCTCCTTCAAGATTACGGAGCCGGCTGTGAAGCCAGAGATTCAACCTATCACAAGAACTTTCCGTGACGGTGTCATTGCCATCCTTAATTGATCTCAGAACTCCCAGCATCTCAGGGTGTCGAACACCAAAAGGACTGCTGAGGAACATACACGGATGGACATCTCTCACCAAAGCTTGCTTAGCGCACCACTCATACGATCCGGAAAGATGGTCGGGGGCGCCAGCAGAATATAATCTCACAAACTTGGAAATTTTTTGTCCACTCGCAAATCCGAAGACAAGCATCGAACCAAGAGCAATCGATTCCAAGATGGTAGCAGCCGGTCCAGCTGGCAGGTAGGAGATCACAAATCTACAAACTGCAAATACTAGAGCGGGGCCAATCAAATTAAAATGCTCCTTTATGAACTCAAGGACTTTTATCACTTGAGCCCAGATCGTCGAAGCAGCAGAGGCGATACCGTCTTTTGCGGCTAAGGCCAACCCCTTGGGGGTCCACTGTTTCAACAATCCTTCGAGATTGTCCATTCTTTCATCAACTTTTTTGACTGTAGCACCAATTGCTTCGCCAAGTTTCTCGTCAATTTTTTCTGGATCTGTAGCACCTTTAAGATTCTTTATGACATCCTTAAGGTCGTCCCAGGCGCCCTGATTAGAGGAGTAATTCCTCTCGGGCTTGGGAGCCTTACGAACGAGTTCTGATGTCATGATCCTTGAGGTGATCTGTTCATAATTGATTGATTCATCAAACACAAACAGTCCAGATTTTTCTAACTTTTGATACAATATCGTGTGTTTCCCCATCTTTGTTTGTTGGGGAGTAAGACTAGCAACACGAACGCAATTGGAATGGAACTTCCGAATTAACGAACCGTATAACTTCATCGCAGTATTTATCGCAACATAATGCCAATAGTCCTCCGTTTGCACAGCCTCCCTCCTAACGTTCACGGGGGGCGTGTATGGGGCGCGATTGCAATGGACTATCAGCGCATCTATTATCACTTGGTCAGTTATTTTTTCTGTAGCTATATCCACTAGAGCAACTAATGGATCAGAGAGCCAAGTTGTCATCGCACACTGGAATGAGCGATGCTTGAATCTAAGCCACCATCTATACTCAGGCAAAGACAACATTTTTATCGGGAAATAAAGTTCTTGACGAGGCAAAAGAGTCTCAAAGAAAGTCCACTTGGCAAGTTCATACCAAGCAGTCTCATCATCACAGACTATCTTGAACGCCTTCTTGAGCCACTTGGGTGGCTGGAAAACATATTCCTTTTCGTAAATCAATTTCTCCATAAACGAATCAAAAGACAGCAAGAGTTGGGCCTCCGTAGAAAACGTGTTGAACGTAGTCTGGAGGTGGGGGCCGTAGGGTTCTTGGAATGTCGTCGAATCTTTGATAGAAGCGCAAGCAACACTAACTTCTGATTCGGTCTCTGGTGTCCAGGGCAGCTCATGGGCCGAGCTTGCCTGGACGGCGGCAGTGGGGGTGGCGCATGATAACTCCATCATGTGCTAAATGTACTCGCAGCTTGCTCATTGTTTCATCTCCCGCCCGGAGAAAGGTCGTCAAAAAAGGTAGGTGTTAGCACTAAGCACAATTGAACAACGCATCAGAAATAAATCTCCGGAGTTGAGCAACCAAACACAAGCTTACAGTTGACAAGTGCATCAAACAAATGAATGTTCGGAAACTTGGAAAAAGGCAACTACCGACGGGCAGCTGTCCACCTAAGGCAGGTACTTTATCATCTCATGTTTCCGACACCCCTCAGGGTACGTACTTAGAAAATCAATTTCCTCACGCCATGTCAATATGAC